TTCATTGATTCAGACAAGTCAGAAACAGTTAAAGCATATATGGCAAGTATCTGTGAATCTAGACTTGACTGTATGGCAGTTCTAGACTGTCCATATGACACAGTTGTAAATAACAGTGGAAGTGAAGTAGAAGATTTAAGAAACTGGAGAACAGGAGCATTGGCACCTTATCTTACAGACAACTTAAATCTTAATACTAGCTATGCTGCTGTTTATGGAAACTGGCTAGAAATTTATGACAAGTGGAATAACAAATATAGATGGATACCAACATCAGGTCACATTGCAGGTATCTTTGCACGTACTGACGATGTAACTGATCCATGGTTTGCACCAGCAGGTTTCCAAAGAGGTATTCTAAGCAATGTTAGAAGACTTGCATGGAACCCAACACTTGGTGAGAGAGACATTCTCTATAAGAATGGTATTAATCCTGTTGTTAGTTTTGCTGGTCAAGGTAAAGTTGTCTTTGGACAAAAGACAATGTTAGATAGAAATTCTGCTTTCAATAGAATTAATGTAAGAAGACTTTTCATTATTCTTGAAAAAGCAATTTCAACAGCAGTTACAAACTTTCTCTTTGAACCAAACGATGAAATCACTAGACTTCTTTTACTTAATTTGATTGATCCTTTCCTAAGAGATGTTAGATCAAGAAGAGGTATTTTCGATTACTTAATAGTTTGTGACAGCACAAACAATACACCTGAAAGAATTGATAGAAATGAGTTATGGTGTGATATTTATGTTAAGCCTACAAGAGCAGCAGAGTTCATCGTACTTAACTTCATAGCAACTAAAACAGGTGCTAGTTTTACTGAAATTGCTGCCTTGAGAGCAGGAAGAGCTTAATTAGGAGGAATATATAATGGCAGGTTTTGATATTGATAGTTACAGAGCAAACTTCAAAGCTGGAGCAAGAGCATACTTGTTCCAATGCAAGCCTTTGTTTCCAGTGCAAGTAGTTAATGCCAATACTGATCAAGCTACATATCTTGTGAGATCATCATCTTTACCAGCAGGTACTATTGAACCAATTACAACTAACTGGCAAGGATTTGACTTCAAGATGGCAGGTAAGCTCACATATGCTGAATGGAGCATGATGTTTAATGTTGATATGAATGCAGACGTTTTGAAATGGTACATTGATTGGCAAAGGCTGATCCATGATCCAACATCAAATCAACATGCTACACCATCAGATTACATGGTTGATCAGGTAATTGAGCTTCTTGATCTTAATGGTGATCCTATCTTGAAATATAAATTGGTAGGTGCTTGGCCAAGTACAGTTGAAGCTGTAACTCTTGACTATGCAACAAATGACGTAGCACAATTTAGTGTTATGTTCAATTACCAATACCATATAGTAGATAGATTGGTTGACTATGCAAGGGTTCTTTCCTTTGCTGGCTAACACTTAGGAGGTTATTATGCTACTTAAGGGTGTGAATGAACGTATTTCAGAAAAATACGAAAAGATGTTGAGTGAAGGCAAATTGGATAAGAGAGTTGACCCTATGCAGGTTCAGCTTCAGAAGATAAGAGAACAAAATAAACTAAAATTTGGAACTGGCATCATGAGGTTATCTGATGCCAGATCCAAAATTGATTCAGCAGGTAAATTTCTAGAAGGTGGTTCTAGAAACGATGCAGAACTAGCTTTAAAAGCTGCAATATATGATTTAAATGAAGCTATTAAAGATATAACAAGTAAATAATTGTGAGGTGAAAAAATGTCTTCAAATTACAAGAAGTACTTAAACAGGTATGAGTTTAAAGCTGTATTACCAGGAAGTGGACAAGAGATCACTTTCAAGCCAATTACAACTGGACAAATGAAAGCTTTGTTAGTTTATGAAGGAGAACAAGATTTAGGTGCCGTTGAAGGAGTTATAGATAATCTTATATCGGAATGTATTATAAAACCTAAAGATTTTAATATAGATGATCTATATATTAACGACAGATTCTTCCTTCTTATTGAACTAAGAAAGTGTACTAGAGGGACAATTTATGAATTTGAGCATAAATGTCCTAAATGTAATTCACAATCTTTACAATCAGTAGATCTTAAGAAATTAAAGGTAGACAAAATACCTAAGAAGCTTAATGATGTTGTAGAAATTGATGAGAATATATCTGTTAGACTAGACTTTCCAAGAAGAAGAGATCAAAAACTTGCATATGAAATTATCAGAGAAGCACCAGATATATCAGAAATGCAAAGAACAGCAGAACTTGGAACTATTATTTCTGCTTTAACAATTAAATCAATAATAACACCTGAAGGTGAAGATAAAGATGCTTCACTGGAAGAAAAGATCTTTTTCGTGGAAAACATCTCTACACAGATGTATGAAAAAATAGCTAACTTCTCATCCCAACATTTTGGGGTTGATTTTTCAGCTAACATCAAATGCAAGGGTTGTAAAGAAACAAAGAATGTTAAGATCCCCCCAGAGAATTTTTTTTTCTAATGAGAATTTTGTTAGCAGGGGATAGCTTGGAAGCTGTGACATATGAACAATTCCAGTTGGCTAGACGAGCAAATATATCAATTGAAGAAAGTTCTTGCTTGCCTGTGTTTGAGTATGAAGCATACATAGACATGCTGCTAAGAGATCTTAAAGCTGAACAGGATAATATTAGCAAAATGCAAGCCACACTTAGATTTTAATCTATGGATTCTTAAAAGGGAGTCTCAAGGGTTTGAGACTCCTTTTGTTTATTAAAGGAGGATTTCAATGCCAGAAAGTGGTGAAGACCAAAGAATGGAAATGTTCTTCAAAAACGTAATTAAAAGTTTTGGAGAACTACAAGCAACTAAAGCACTTCAACAACAAGCAGAGATGGTTGCAAGTACCATTGGTGGTCATGTACGTGAAGTTCTAGGTCCGGTACAAGAAGGTGTGGATGTTATCAAGAATACTTTTGAAAACACTTGGAGTTTTGTAAAAGGTACTTTTGATGATTTAAGTGGTTTCTTTTCTACTGGTGATCAAATAGAAGAAAGAACCTATAGAGGTACATCACTTCAACAAGGGGCAGAAATCATAGAAGAATCACAAAGATCAAATGAAATGTTTGTGCAAGCACAAGAAGGTGAATGGGAACGATTTGAAGCTCAGATGGATGCATTTGGACGAATGTATGAACTGGAGCAAGCCATAGTTGATGAAGTTAAAGAAGGATTTAGACAAGTATATGAAGGTGTAATGGAATCCTCCAAAATAGCTAAAGAAAAATTGGAAAAAGAAAAAGGAGACCGTCTTGCAAAGCTAAGAGAAACTAAAAAATTAGATAGAACATTTCTCGATAGACTCATAGATCTTGTAATGACAGTTATCTTTGGTCCTTTTGTAATTATTGCTGGTTTAATTGCTGGTTTTGTGGGTACGTTTGCAAAAGTTCTAGCAACACCTTTTAAATTACTTGCTGGTCTTGGAAGAATATTAGGGATTCTTCCTAAAGCCGAAAAAGTAACAAAAGTATCAAAAGGACTTGGAAGATTTTTTAAATTCTTTGAAGAAATCCCCATTTTAGGAAGGTTCTTTGGACTTCTGGCAAGAAACAAATACTTTGCAAAAATATTCAGATTAGGTAAATTTCTTGGAAGTAAGGTTCTCTTTCCTTTATTTGTATTCTTTGATGCTATTAGTGGTCTTGCAAAATATAAAAAGATATTTGGTAAAGGTGCTGGTATACGAGAAGCAATTGAATCAGCTATTGCAGGTATTCTATCGGGTCTAACACAATTGCCAGCAAAGATTGTTGAGTGGATTGTTAAGAAGACTACTGGTATTGAAATTGATATAGCAAAATATTTCAGTCTGGAATCATGGGCAAAAGCACTTCATAAAATAACAGGATGGTTTAATGATAAAGTTGTTCAACCTATTAAAGGCTATGTAGAAGATCCAGAAACACAAAAGAGATGGGATGAGCTTGCTAAAACAACTGAAGATGCAAAAAATGCATTTAATGAAATGATAAAGGGTTGGAGAGACAAACTAAAAACCTTTGCTGAAAAATACTTAATGGATGATGAAGAAACAAGAAAAAAGTGGCAGAATTTTGAAGATCAAACACCGGAAATGCAAGAACTAATGGTTCAGCAAGTAGTTCCAGGTGAAGCAGGAATGGCATTTAGAGCATCAAGACTTTCTCCTGAAGAATTAGCAGAGAGAAGACAAAAATTTGAGGAAAGTGGTCTTGGAAAGTTCTTAAGTGAATGGGGAGGATATGCAAAAGATCAATTTAATGTTTCGAAGAAGATAGATCAGACAATAGACAGTCTTAACCAATCCTTAAAAGAACTAACAGCATTTATGAAGGGTGAAGGAAAAGCTGCATCACCACACCTTAGACAAGCAATAGCTAATACTGCTTTAATGGTGAATCCAGGTTCAGCAGTGACAGGAGCAATGAATATGTATTTGAATGATCCAAAAGAAGAACTTCCTAATGCAGGAGTATTATTAAACAATAAGGGAGGTCCATAAAAATGGGTTTCGATTTTGATAAGGCTTTAAATTTAGCAGAACAGGTTGTTGGTCCTGCTAAGAATATTGCAGCACTTGCAGGTAAACTATTACCGGATGAGCAAATAATCCAACGTCCAAGGGGTTATAGAATACCACATGCTGGTTTTAAAGATGCTGTATGGATTCAAATAAAGCCAAGGCAATTAATTTCACAGACTAAAGGTGCAAGAGGAAATAATCCTATTAGAACATCTCCTAGATATGCTGAAGGTGGTTATCTAGTAGCTAATGACCTCACAAATTCAAAAGGATATTTTCCTACTTTCAAATTTTTAGCACCTGTAGAAATTCAAGAAAATATAGTTCACGAATGGCAAGCATATGAAAGTATTGCCACAAGACTTTTACAAAAAGGTGTGGACCTTACAAAGTTATATGATGATACAAAAACAATTGCAAGCCCTCTTTGGCAAGAAGCTGGCAAATGGGTAGATTTTATAAAAGCTGGAAATTTCGAAAAAATTTCTGCTGCTAGTGCAAAACAGAGTTTAAGGGATGTAGTAACCAAAATAACAAATTCTCCTGTACCTAGAGTTAAACTTGACACACCATTAGTGTTTCAAGATTCAAATAGAAGAACATATACTTTTGCCTTTCAAATAATTGATGAAGGAAATGCATATAAGGATGTTGTATATCCTGTTAAGCTACTACAAAAATATGCAGCAGCATCTTATAAATCAGGATCTCAAATTGCTTATGATCCTCCTTTTATTTTTACTGTAGAAACCGTTCCAGATAGCAAATTTATTAAGATTCCTAATGCTGCACTTACAGCTATTCAGCCTATTTTTAGGCAACCATATAGAGATGGTCACCCTACTATGTGTGAATTGAATTTAACATTTACCGAAATAGAACCATTATATAGAGACAACTATGATAGAGAAGGTGGTAAAGGATCTGTTACTGTTTCTATTACTCCTGGAGTAAGAGCAACATTTGGTGAGCAACAAGACCTCTCAGTTGCAGGCATATCAACTAGAAAATATGTTGATAAACTTAGTGGAAGTGGAATAGGAGGTACTTAATGGCTAATACTGTTAGACTAGCAGAATCTTTTACAGATATAACCGGAAAAGATCTAGCCAATACATCTCAATTAAAGTTATTCAATATTCTAGAAGATGAAGATGGTGTTAAGCTTCAAAACATTTGGAGATCATATTCATTAAATCCAGAGGTTGCAGAGGAAACATATTTCTTCACTCTATATAACATGAATGATGATGATTGGTGGGATAATATATCTTATGCTGCATACGAGACTCCATACCTCTGGTGGATATTGTGTGTTATGAATAACATCCAAAATCCATTTGAAGAAGTAAATCCTGGACAAGAAACAAATATACTCAGAGATAATTATCTCTACCAAGTTATCAAAGAAATAGAAATTATATCAGATTTGGGTAGGGCAGATTAATATGGCAATAGTAGATCCTACAAATGTTCTTGAAGATACTCAGACCTTAAGTATTACATTTAGAGCATTCGACAGAGGTTTTGTTCTAGATGCAGCAGATCTAGAGCTATTCTATTTCATTGAAGATATCTTTTCACATTCTATGGTGGGTGTGTTGAGATTTAGAGATACTATAGGTTTTCATGAGTTTGCACCATTAACCGGAGATAGTGAAAGAATCCTTATTACCTATGGTCAAGACACTGATATTGATTTATCGTTTGATGTATATGAAGTAAAAGAAATAGCAGGTTTAAATCCAAGTCAAGGTCAAGGCCAGAATGTTATTGAGATTGTGTTTGTAGATGATATGTATCAACTTTTAACACAGCAAAAGTTTAGTAGATCATGGGTTCAGGAAAGTGTATCCAATATAGTAAAACATATAACAAACCATATGTTGGGTATAAACAGTTTCAGTCTTTTTGAAGAATCTGGAGAAATATTAGATTTTGCTATGCCATACTGGTATCCAAAACAAGCCATTACTTGGTTATGTAGAAGAGGTGTATCAAAAGTAGCAAAGAAACCAGGATATCTATTCTACAACAACATCAAAGGAACTAATTTTGTAACTCTTGATAAATTACTACAAGGAAGTCCATTAATAGGGAAATTAACATCAAAAACATATCAATTTGATAAACCTGATGAGCCTTATTTTCCAAATAAGATTTTAAGTTTTGCTATACAAGGTGTTGATAATTATCAGATGCCATACCTCAGAGGGGGATTCAAACATGGTTATGATTTTAACACAAAATCTTTTGTAAGAGGACAATATTCATATTCTGATCTTATTAAAGATGTAACTGTTTTAGGGAAAAGATCTTTATATTCAAATATAGGCACACCAAGAGCAGATTATGTTCTAGAAGGTGAGCCAGATCCTAATATTTTAGATGCTATGTTTGTAGGTGAATGGCAAAAACGATACTCTCTACAGCAAGCAATTAAAATAATTGTTAGAGGACATGAACAAAGATTTGCTGGAGATATGATTGAAATTCAATGGCCAAGTACAGAAAAAGATGAAATATGGAATAAGCAGATGAATGGACTATATCTTGTAAAATCTGTGACCAATCAATGGAGCAGTAGAACTTTTCCTAATTGGATACAAAAAATGGTACTTCTTAAAAATGGATATACCGATTCAAGAAACAAAAACCTGATTAAATCAACTAGAAAAAATCTTTATGGAACTACAGTAAGTAGTGTATTAGGAAGTTTTACATGATAAGAAATAAAGCAGATGATTTCATTCCACCATCAGAACGAATGTACGGTATATATCGTGGTGTTGTGGAAGATAGAAATGATCCTGAAAAGGCAGGAAGAGTAAGAGTAAGAATCTGGGGAATCCATAGCAATCTTAGAACTAAAGATATTCGTGAAGGAATCCCAACAGAAGAGCTTCCATGGGCAGAGCCAGCAATGGGTCTTATAGAAGGATCTATGTCTGGTTTTGGTATGTGGTCCGTACCTTTACAGGGGTCTCATGTTTTTGTGTTCTTTGAAAATGGTCATGTAATGCAACCAAGATATTTTGCCACTGTTCCAGGAATTGAACCAGAAAGTCTTCCAGCAGAACCAGATCCAGACCTTGGTTTTCAAGATCCTGATGGTGTATATCCAATTAAAGCAGCAGAACCTCCACTTAAACCAAATGCACTTAATGAGCCTGATGTTCATAAATTGGCAAGGGGAATAATTCAGCAAACTATTGTTAATGAGAAAAAGGACAGACGAATCACTGAGGTTCCAACAGCAGATGGTAACCAGTGGAATGAACCTCTTCCATACTATGATGCTAGATATCCTGAAAATATAGTTCTGGCAACCCATGGTGGAATAGTAATTGAGATAGATAATACTGTGATTCCACCAGCAAGTGAACAAGAGACAGAACAAGGTAAAAGAAGAGTACATATATATCATCCTTCTCACACTTTTGTTGAGGTAAGTGAAGAGGGGGATATTGTAATTAGAAATGAAAGAGATTGTTTTGAAATAATAACAAGAAATAAAAAGATATATATCAAAGGTAATGAAGATAAGACAGTTGATTTAAATCAGACAATATATGTAAAGAAAGACAAGATAACTAAAATTGATAGACATGAAACCAAAACAGTTGCCAAAGACTTAAATGTAGATATTGGTAACGAATATAATCAAGCAGTTGGTGCAGACAAAAACATACAAGTAACAGGTGATGAAGTCAAAGACATTGGAGGAAAGCTAGAAATAACCATCGGTGCAGATGCAGATATAGCAATAGGTGGTAATGCTAGAGTAACTATAGGAGGTAATGCTGATATCACTGCTGGTGGTGTGGTAAATGTAAATGCTTCAGCAATTAATTTGAACTAATGGGTGTTCCGGTAGCAAGAATAGGAGATATTGGTATTGGTGATGATACCTGTCATGATAGTACTAAACACAATGTCTCTGGAGTTATAGTTAATGGAGCAGGAACAGTCAAAGCAGAAGGATCTCCTGTTGGACAGGTAGGAATTTCTCTTGTGATTAGAGGGGATGGTCATTGGGGTCTAATTATTACAGGAGCAGGAACAGTCTTTGCAGAGGGACTTCCTGTAGCACAGTTAGGTTCCCAATTTTCAGGTTGTTTTAAAGGCACAGTAGTTACAGGAGCAGGAACAGTAACAGCAGGATAAATATATAAATATAAGGAGATAGAATGAGTGCAGCTAGTGATAAAATTCGTGAAATGGTTGATGGTTATCCAAATAAAATAGATAGCCTTAATAAATCATATCAATCCATTACACTCCAGATTGATGATCTTGGAGAACAAAAAACTGCATTAGAAGATGGTGTGCTAAGTGTAATTGCTATAGATGAAATGAAAAACACTCTTCTTCCAGCAAAAGCAACTAATCCTTATGTTTATACATTTGGCAACTATGGAATTTATGATGCAAGTGGCAATGTCACTGACTTTGGAGTATATGACTTAGTAAACAACACAGCAGTTTTTACACAAGTCAGTGGAACAGAATTTGTTGTAAATAGTGTGAATCTAACAGGTCAAATACCAGTTGGTAGAAAAGTAGTTGTCACAAATAATGGAGTATTTAGTATTCCTGCAACAACACTCACAGTGATGTTAACAGGTGCTCCATCCTATCCAGCTAATAGTACATATATTGAGGTAGATGGAACTATTGTTCAAGCCACTGTAGATGGAGTCTGGAAGCTAGTTTATGAGTATCTAGGTGTTGGATGGGATGGTGATACAGTTATCCAAGGCAAAATAGATGCCTATGATTTTACTCTTGATCATATCCATGCACCATTAGGAACTGATGGAACATATGGAATTGTAGATCTTAAAGCTGCATTAACACAAGGAAGAAGTATTATTTATAAAAACTTATTGAAAACACAAGGCATGGAAGATACATATGCAGATTTTGCTACACCACCATAAGGGTGAGTTTAGCAATTACACCATTAGGAGGGTTAAATGGCAGTAGGAAAAGCTTTTTATTCAGATATTGATATCAAACTAGAGCCACAAACAGACGGTGATTTCACTAGAGATATCGAATATGATGCTGTTATAAATTCTCTTACAAACATATTTAATACTCAGCCAGGAACAAGAAGAATGCTCCCTGAATTTGCTGTAGATATTTGGGGATATCTCTTTGAACCCATGGATGAGATAACTGCTCATAGAATAGGTAATGATTTTCTAAGAGCCATTGAAACATGGGATGATAGAGTTATCGTACAAAACATTCACGTTCATGCTAATTATGATAGAAACCAATATGAAGTAAAGTTAACATTCAGAATTGAAGCAGGAAGAAGAGAAGTAACTGTTGACTTTATATTAAGCCCAGGAGGATAAGATGCCTACATTAATACCGGAATATTTACAAATTGATTTCAACACACTGGTATCTAGGCTAAAAGAGCAGATAAAAGACAGTGACATCTTCAGAGATACAGACTATGAAGGTGCTAATGTAACACTCATTGCAGAATTAATGGCATATATAGGAGAACTGCAAACTTTCTATACAAATAAAGTAGCAAAAAATATGTATATGGAAACAGCAGACATTTATGAGAACGTCCATAGACTAGCTACTCTTATAGGGTACGATCCTAAAGGTCATAGAGGGGCAAGAGGAACATGCTCTATTACAGTGTCAGCAGGTGTCAGTGTTGGAGATATATTAAATATTGATACCTGGAAACAAATTGAGTCTACTCAGTCAGATCCAGATACAGGTGAATCAATTCAGTATGCTACAACAGAAAGCTACACACTTACAGCTACAGAGGTGCCTTATAAATTCGACATATTCGTAAGACAAGGTAGTGTACTTAATTTTAGCTATACAGGTGATGATATTGTAAGCAATGAGCTTTTACTTCCTCTGGGGGATTATGGTTATGATGATAGTTTAATAGATGAACACAACACTATCGAAGTTAGAGTTGATGGTGATCTTTGGACTAGAGTTTCAGATTTTTTTGATTTGATTTCCGGTCTCCAAGAAACCAGGACTGTCTATAAATTTGAATATGATAAGTATCAAAGGTATAAAATTGTCTTCTCTTCACTTAGACAGGTTCCACAAGATTATCAAACAATTGAAATAACCTGTCTGCAATCTCTTGGTGAAAACAGTGGTGTTGGTCCGTATACAATTACTAGACCTGAAGATGAGTTTATTTATAACACAAATACTAGTTTATATCTTGCTAATTCAACTATTACATGTACAAATAGTGCAGCAACAGTTGGTGCAGCAAACCCAGAGCCAATTGACACAATCAAAGAAAATGCACAGGGTCAGTTACATGCACAGTTTAGAAATGTAACAGCTATTGATTATATCACAAACTTAAGTCAAAGGTCAGATATTATAACCTCCAATGTTTGGGGAGAACAGGAAGTGGCACCATCAGGTGATACCTCTGAATATAACAAGGTTCATATAGTTGTATATCCAAATCCATGGGGTTCAGCATCTATTGAAACTTCTGCTGCTTCAGGGGCAAATGGTGCAGAGTATATAGTACCATATAATTTTACTGATGTCTTCAAAGCTGATCTTGCTAATTATCTTGAAGCACGTAAAATTCTAACTGTTTATGAGCAATACGAATTACCTGTCTTAATTTACTTTAGATATGACATTGGTATTCGTATTCAAAGAACATATAGCTATGCATCAGTTAGAGATGCTGTAAGACGAAAACTAATTTACTATTTTGATCCTACATTAAGAAGTTTTAATGAACAGGTAAACTTTAGGGATCTAGAAAATTTTATACTTGATAGATCCATTGTATCTGAGGGAACATTGTTCTCAGATGCAGATACCTTTTCAAATGTTTCGGGTGTTAAAAACCTTATATTTAGAGATATTGATGTTCAAAATTCTATTGTCTATGAACCCAATCCATCAATGTTTCCAAGATATGTACATACACCATATGTAGGTGATAATAAATTAAGAACTATTGAGCTAGGTGTTGACCAATTTCCTGCTCTAGATACAGTAAATACTAGATTCTCACAAGAGGTATAATTATGCCACGATTTACAGATCCACCATATTTTCTATTAAAGAATTTTTTCGATGGTCAACAGGTTCCAGGAGCACCACCTGTTCTAGAATTAGATGATTCTGGTTATTGGTGGTCTGATACAGTTTGGCAAGATTGGGATGATTGGAAGTGGAAAGATGCAAATTTCTGGTCATGGGTAAGATGGGTAGTTTATACAGTAGGTGGATGGAGTGATGGTTGCTCTATGCATGGTCAATATCCTGGTGCTGGTCAGGGTCATGGTATTGTGGCAAAAGGTGGTGCAGGAACAGAACTTTGGGTACTGACCCCTGCAACAGGTGAGGATCAAGAATTTAAAAAAATTAAGATTCTTTTTAGTGAAATTGACGGTAACTTTTTTAGGTTCTTTAAAAATCATAATGTAGAGACACAAACATGGGAAGCTGGCTCTTCCGTATTCTTCAGAAAGAATAGCCTTTTCCATGAATGGCTAAGAGGTCAAAAGGATCTATACAAACGATATGTTAATACTGAAAGACCATTTATGTATTTTGGTCCTATATTTCCTATAGGTAATCCAACATCAGAGGGTGATCAATACTTCCATATTGAGTTTTGGGGATTAAAAGACTGGACCGTTGCTGCATTACCAATGTTGAATAGAACTGAAAGAATAAGAGAGTTGTTTAATCTTTACTTTGATAGGCTTCATCATGAAGCATATCAAGCATTAAAAGAGGTAGCAACCCTGTTAGATCCAATCGAATGTGACATAGATTATCTTGGATTAATATCACAGTTATTTAATGTTACTTTAGTTGAAGAAATACCAGATGAATTAAGAAAAAGACAATTTGTTGAAAGTATTATTAACTGGCTTAAAAGAAAAGGCACATATACATCAATTTTCTCTATCTTCCGTATTATGATGGGTAATACTTTCAATAGATTGAATATTTATGAAAGATGGCACAGAGGGAAAAATCCTCCTGGTGATGCAATAGGTGATCCAACTGTTACAAGTCCTGTTTTGCCATATTTTCAAGATTTCAATTATCTTGCTTATTATGGAATGGACTATACACCACCTGTTAGTGGTTCTTGTACTAATGGTGCAGGAGATGAGTATTATTCATCTCTTGGTGTAAGTGGTTATCCAGATACTTTTGGAACTCCAACAACTGGAGCACCAGCAAGTGCTGCAATGTATCTATCACCACATTATAAAGTAGAAATAGACTTATCATGTGAACCTCTTGGATCTGATTTCATTATAGATCAGTTCACTATAGAATCACTGGTAGATTATTTTGAATTAGTAAGACCTGTATCAAGAGTTTCACATTATCGTTATTTGTTATCACCTGTTACTAACTTTGATGGAGCCTGGATACCATTATATTCTGCTGAATACTCAGCAATTATGAACTCTATTATTACTGATCCTATTATTGGTGTTCTTCCTGGTGGTGCTATTCTAGTGCAAATTTATAATAGTGACGAATGGGATTTTTTTCACGGTTTAGGTACTGTAGATGTCATAGTTCAAGCTTTTGACAATAGTTATAATTTGATTTACCCAGAAGAGATTGTAGTTATAGATAACAATAATGTAAAAATTGTTTGGGATAGACCTGTATCAGGACAAGCATTTGCTTACCTTAAAGCAGGTACAGCATTTCATCAAGCAGCATCTAGCACTATTTGGAATGTTGTACACAATCAGGGACAATGGGATGTTCTTTCACAATATGACCATATTTTCACTGCCCCTGACCCTGATGAAAGAAGAAAAATGATTCCTATATCGGTAGATCTTGTAACTGATAATTCTCTTCAGGCACAGTTCAGTGAAGCAAGAGATGGATGGGCTATAACAACTACTGCTGATTATACACACCACCAAATAATACCTGCCACTGCATGGCAAGTTAATCATGGATTGCATGTAAAAGGTATTCAAATACAGGTGGTTGATAGTTCAAGAGAAATGATAATGCCCTCATCTATCACAATTCTAACAGATACTCAATGCTTAATTAACTTTGAGTCAGCACAAACTGGATGGGTATTAATTAAAGCTGTTGGTCAACCTCTAACTCAAACATCAATTATAGATAAGATTGAACCTGGAGGTTATATAAAAGTTGGAAACGGAACAGGACTGGAAACATGGAATCCTGCATTTAATAATGATTTAAAGAGTCCTATATATACTGTCTATTGGCCAAATTGGTCAGTAACAAGACGAACATCAATGTTTCACTTCAATTGTGATTTTCTAGCACCTGGAGTGGAAACAAACATTACTGAAATTGGAATCTTTGATAGATTCAATAAACTATGGTTTTATACTAGATGTGATCCGGTCTACAAACCGTCTGATGTAGGGATTACATTACATTATAGAATAAGAAGATAAGGGAGAGATATCATGGCACGTATTCATTTCTGGTCATATTTGCTAAATGAAGAAGGGCAACCACTTCAAAATGCAGATGTAACAGTATATCTTGCTGGCACTGTTGTTCCAGCAGATATTTATTTACAAGAAGCAGGTGGTACATATACAGATACAGAGCCACAGCTAACAACCAACTCAGAAGGCTATTTTGAGTTCTGGATAGGGGATGTTAATGAAGTTGCAGGTTATGCCACACCACAGAAATTCAAACTCTCATGGGAGAAAATTGGTGTTGCTACCGGAATAATTGACTTCATTGATATTCTTCCTAATGCTCCACGATTCTATCATACAACACTTACAAGCTGGACTTCAGGGGCATCTGGCTACTATGGAGATGTAGGGCATGGTCTAAATAACCAATTCCCACTAGTTCAAGCATATGATGCTTCATCTAGAACAATAGTAGATCCACTATTGATTGAAACTATTTCAACATCAGTTACACGAATATGGATGATTAATAATACACAAACACTGGAGATTGCCGTTATAGGATAATGAAGCTTTTAAGATATCTTTCCCAATCAGATTCAGACGAAGAGAGAACCAAGTTCAGAGCACTTACTTGCAAACTTGTAGATAAAGAAACAGGTCATAAAGAACTTGTGGAAAAGGTTGTAGAGAAGTATGAGCTTGGTAATGACATATTGGATCTTTATGAACTGTTAAATAAAGATCTTAGAAAGTATTATAAAGGTAAATACAAGTTTGACTTTAC